GATGCAACGATGTCAGGATGTGCCCAAACCCAATGCTGTTGAATCCGTGGATATTGTCGATGCAGTCTCCGCGAACGTAAAGTTCCATCGGAACCTTGCGAATCGGAGACGGCTCCATGACTCCTCCAAACTCGTCAAACTGGACCCACTTCGGGGGAGGAGGAGGAATGATTACCGGCTCTTCTGGCGGCGGCAGCGGCATGCCCATCGGGTCAATGCCGCCCATCATCTGGTACTCCTCAAGCTGCATTTGGTACTCGGCCTGGCGCTGGTCGAATACGCTCATCGCGTCTCGGTAGCGTTGGAGCATGGCCGTTTGCTCCTCAAACCTTACGCGGTCTTTCCAGTCGTCTTCTTCCCTGACGTAAAGACGCACGACAGACTTAGTCTTCGGCTCGACAGTCGCGCAAATAGGACGCCGCTTTTTCTCGCCCGGGAGTTTCCAAAACCCGTGATACTCAAGGAAGAACACGGGCGCGTGCTTGTCGCTCTCGTCTGGCATCAACCCTTCGAGTGACGCGAATCGCTCGCGGATGCTGTCTTCCACCGGGTTGTCATCGTGAGATGCCGTCCTCGAAAGGACCTTATCTAGGTTCGCAAACGTGCCCTTTTCCTCAAGGTCTTCGAGCTCATGCGCGTAGTAGTTCAGAACCTCGGCCTTCCACGGCATGTCAGACAGGTCAATCTCGACAGCCGTATCGACGTAAGGAACGATAAATTTGTCATACGTGATCACGTCGTGGCGGTTGCGATTGCGCAACACATCGCGCGACGACTTGAAAAAGACAGTGCCCTGGGCGATAAACTCGAACAGGCCGCGCTTTTGCTGTTTAAGGAAGTCGGTAATCTCCTCGTTAATCTGCCAGTTGCCATGCGCCGTGAGCAGCCTGGCCGCCTCAATCTCGTCAGGGTCCTGCGAGTTTGCGTTGACGCGGAACACGTCACGGTTCGCGACGAAAATTTCCACAAAGAGCCGCGAGTAAAGACGGTGCACGCGTTCAAGTGCAAGATACGTTTTCATGTCGGCGCAACCGTCCCAGTGCCCGTTACGGCGCTTGGTTCGGCCGGCAATCGTCTCAAAAACCTTCTTGCGCTCCTCGCGCATGCCGCTAGAGTTTTCCAGCGCCTTGTCGCACTTCTCGCAAACCTCCGACGCCATGGTTTCGAGAAACTTGGTCTTTTCCTCGCTCTTTAGGTATTCTTGTACGAGGTTATCGGTGTCCCCGTACGCGGAATCCTCTAGCCCGGCCTCAACCTCGATCTCCTCGCTCTCCTCTACCTCGGGCTCTTCTTCAATCTCTAGCTCTTCGTCTTCTTCGCGCATGGCTTAGTCCTCATCCTCATCAAGAGGCGGCAAAAGCGTTTGATATGTGTAACGCGCCATGACTCCATATGTCAGAGCGTCGTACCAGTGGTCGGGGCCGCCTTTTTGCGGCACTTCGGGGTCAGACGGGTCAGTGGGAAGCGTCGGGACCGTCTTAATAAGCTCCTTACACGTGTCGAAAAACACAACGCCCGGGGAGCCGTCTTTGTTGCGATGGTTGAGGCGCCTAACGAGCTCTTGCGCCGCTTGCTTGCGGCCCTTCGTTGCCTTTATCCACGGAACACCGTGCTTCATCATGCCGAGCGCGATTGTGGGGCCGGTGTGACCGCGCTCTTCCCATGCCTGCGTATCAAGCGGACCGCAAATCATGCTCCGATTGCGCAGTCGGCTCCAAATCCCGTCGCGCAATTCAACCTTCTTTACGCTTTCCGCTACTTGAGTCCAGTCGAGCCCCTTGTACGTCTCCTCGCGGTAGCAAATCAGTTGTTCGTTGGGCGCAATCGCAAACCATAGGACGACGCACGCTGATTTGAAGCCCCAGTCACAAGCGCGGAACCTAGGCCACGAGTCGGGAATCGCGAACGGCTTGCAGACGTGTACATTCGGGTCCCAGCAGCGCGCGTAATACGCGCCGGGCGCTACGTACCAGTTGCCGTTAAGAAGCGCGTCGATAATGTGAGGCGGGTTGCCGCGCAAGTTGCGCTCGTACTCTCTGCGAAACTCGGCGTCGGGGTGGTCAGACAGGCGCGCCGGAATGAACATGCGCGTCTTTTTTGACACCGTCCCGTCGGACATGGTAAATCTTGTACTAAGAAGCTTCCTTCCATTTGGAGCGGGCTCAACGAAATGGTCACGAACCCACCCAGGACCAGGGTTAGACGCCGCCCGAACTCGTAGGAACGGACGCAAGAGAGGGTCGGAGCTTCGTACGCGCGTAGTCAGTTGCTTGTACTGCTGTTCCTCGAATTGAATCAACTCGTCGAAGTACAGGGCCACATATTGTTTGCCGTAGTAGTTCTGCCAGCTAGTCGAGTCTTTCATGTGCCCAAACTGATAGGTAAGGCCACACGAGAGCTGGAAAATGTGTGAATCACCGTCGTAACGAATCTTTTCCTGGCCAGTGATGTGGCGTAAGATCATTGACGTGCGGTCGATTGCCTCCTCAAGCTGCGGGAATGTGCGCTGGACGTGCAGTATGCGAGCCGTTGATCGAAACGTGCGTTTCTCTTCGCGCCAGCGTCTGTGTTCTTGGTCGATTATCGGAAAAGGGTCCCATAGGAGGGCCTCGGTTTTTCCAGGACCAGCCCCGCCGCCGAATAACACCTCATCCGCGACAGCGTCGTGGAATTCTTGCTGCACGGGTGACGGCCTATACGGCGCTACGTCGGCCACTTCACACCTTCAGCCGGTGCATGTCGGCCACGACGTACCAAGACCAAGCGAGCCCGCCGGCGTCATCGCGGACTTCAAGGTACACTTGCCGGTCCGTCGCGTCCGCTGCCCACCGAACGGCTGCGGCCGAGCCAGTGTCCCAGACGTCGCCCGCGTCAATGCCGGAAATTGACACAGAAAGGGCCACGCTTACGGCCGTATTCGCGATACGGTTGTAGCGGCACCAATGCGAGTAGTCCGAATTCGCGCCGACTACGTCAGCTACGACGCCATACAGCCCGTTCGTCTCCAGTACCGGCGAGCGCCACACCTCCGTCCACGCTCCGTCCCCCGACGTGCTCAGCGTGTGAGCCTCTCGCAGCTGCGCGTTAGCCTTGTCGCGAAGCTCCCTGAGAGTCGGCAAAGCCTCTTCGTTCAGGACCTCAACCGCGGTTCGTTCGGAAACGGTGCGGTTGCTTATGCCTCGCCCAACCGTGTTACGCATGGTTCAACGCGTCGGTCACGGCAGCCCACAGGTTCCGTTCGCGTTCTGAAGCGTACGGCAGCGCATCGGCCCCGGACCGTGCCAAGGAAATGCGCTGGTGCTCGTGCAGGTTTTCCCATGGGTCTAGCCGACGAATGCCGCCAACGTATTTGCGCGTAGCCCTGACAGCGTCGTATGCGGCCTCGGCGATTTGAAGAGAGGTCAGCCGCGCCTCTGGAATCGCCGACCAGTCGTCGTCACGATACGGTATCACCGTATGTTCAAGTCCTGCGACCAAAACGACAGCCGGGCGACCTTGAATCGTCTGAAAAACGCCTCGCTGGCCGCCTAGCTTCGATACCAGCATTTCCCCTTCACGTGGTGTCAAAGCACCACGCAGCATATCAAAGCGGGAAGCGCCCGTATTACCAAAAAGTCACTGGTCTGTTGAGTCATCTACCACAACTTCCTCGTATTCGCGCCGTTCCCTCGGGAAGAAGTTGATTTGCAGCGCAAGCGGCGGCCTGGCCTGCTCTTCGCCCTGCTTCTGCGCCGACTCCCAAATACGCTGATTCAACTTGAGGCCCCAAGGCGTGTTCTTGTCGTTCTCGGCCGCGTCAATCGCCATTTGGTACTCTTCGTCGGTCATGTCTTCGGGCTTTTTGCCGCCTGACGCTTTGATTTCGGCGTAACGCGACGCCGCAAGAACGGCCTTGGTCGCTTTTTCGCGGATGACTTGGTCAATTCGCGCCAATTCGGCCTTGCGGTCGTCTTTCGTGAGCGCTTTTTCCTTCGGCGGGAGAAACTCGGCCTTGGGTTCAATGACGGTTGGCTTAAGAGCGTCGGTCATTCCATAACCGTACCACTTTGCGACGCTAGGTCAATAAAAAAAGCCCCTGCCAGGCGGAGACGGTACCTGACAGGGGCAACGATGAGTACAAAGCTAAGATACGGTATTACAGAAGCTTCGTCAACCTGTTTTTCACGGCGCTGACGAATTTGCGGACGAGCAAGAACAGCGCGGCCGGAATCGACAACGGCCATAGCGCGCCGAGTAACACGCAATCGAATGGGTCTGGCTCGAACTTGCCAACGAATACCGCTGACAATGCGAACGCCAAAGACGCCAACCACGTGCCGATTGACCAGATTAAAAGCCAGTCGGCAAGGCTCATCGGTCTCCCCCGAGCACGCGGCGGACCCATTTGTCCGTGAAGCTGCCTCCCATCACCGTCTGGATGTACCATGCGCTTTCGTCTCCCATCATGCGCGTACGGAGGACCTCGCCGCCAAAAACGCCCGCATAGTCCGCATCCTCGAACCGATCAACTTCCTCGTAGACCACGCTACCGTCGGGACTTGACCAGCGGCGGGGCTCGGGTTTTGCGACTTTGCGCAGCCAAAGTAGACGGCCTTCGGCGACGACGTCTGGGAAATTGAGCCACAGGTCGCATCGCCATTTGCCGGAATGGTCGCGATACAATCCTCTGCGCCCAACGTTGTAACCGCCGCGCTCCGCCTCCTTCCACGAACAAAACTCGTAGCCCTCAGGTGGCTTGGGTTTGGGCATTTCGCATTCGGCATCCTGCTGCATAGACGCGCCTTCTCCCACGTAGCGAACGTAATGGTCGAATCGCGCAAGCCCCCACTCCCTTTTGTGGCCCATGGCCCTCCATAAGCTCTCGGACACCTCGACCAACACCGCGCGCTGATCAGCGTCGTTATTTACAACCCCACTATTCGCCTCCTCCCATGTCGCTACCTCCTCCCACGGGCCCCAGCGGCGTGGCTTGGGCTTTGCAACTTGACTCGGCTCCTGCGCGCCCTCGGGAGCAATCCAGCGCCAATTGCCGCCGGAGCAGTCGCCAAAGCTCCCGTCACTGCTTCTTGTAACGAGCACGCGGCCATCTCGCACGAAAAAGAGCGCCATGTACTTCCCGTCGTCGGCCGGTCCGATTACATGCGGCGCATCAACGAACTTAAAACCACTGGGCGGTGTCATTTCGTCCTCCTTGCTTCTTCTCGCGCCGCCGAAATAGCCTTTACCACGACGTAGACGGCAAGCGCAGGTACCGCCGCCGGCCACGCGAGCACGAGCACTACGTCTTGCAGCGTTGCAAGCTTACCCGACCTGCCCGCCAACAACGAAAGCGCCGTCATTCCAATCAAAGACACCACCAACCACATGAACAAAAATGTCATCGAGCCTCTCCTTTGTGTCCGTCTCCGCCAAACGTGTACTTGTAAAGATCACCAGACGGCTTGTGCCCAATCACCACTCCCTCGGGCCTCTCGTATCCGGGGACAATCCAAGACGAACAGAAATACCTAAGTACTTCCTCAATCTCGCACGCCTCAACGACCCCAAGCAACGGCACAACCTGGCAGCAAGCGGGCGCTTCGGTCGTAGCGAACGGCCCCGCGTTGCCCGACCCCCACAATGGGCTCGTCCCGCCCACCATGTGCCACCGCCTCACATTGAACAGCGCAAAGCGACGGTCAAACAACCCGTAGCCTCGCTGAATCCCCCTGCCGTACCACTCGCCGTAATGGTTCCCAGGGCCCAACTTGCGAATCTCATCAGCGTTCGCCTCAACCCATGCCGCAAACCCAAAATTATCATCCGATACCGTGAGCCACCTGTTTCGTGAGCCAGCTCGCACCAACCCGTCTTCACCAACGGAAACAAGGCCGTTCGTGCCGTCCACTTTCTCCGTCACAATCCAATCTCGATAAAAACGCGTAATCCTAGGGAATGATGGATATTCGTCCACTTGTCGCCTCCTTTGTCCAGTACCGTACTGCAACGACGCGGACGTGTCAAGGCGAGAACGGTGCGTCAAAGAGTTGTAGGGGCGTATTTTTGTGGAAGCGGGGGCATGCGTATTTAAAAGGGGGTGGCACCCCCCGGGCCCTACCCTGACGCAAAGTTTGCGCAGCGACACGGGGCCTCAACAATCGCAGCGCAAGCGGCGGGGCACAAAGCACCTACGAACGCGGAGACTTTGTATGCGCCTTGTCCCGAGCGCATCGCGCAACCGAGCCGAATGCACCATGCTTTGACTACACATACCCACACACTCGTACTCTAGACTTAGCGCGTCATACCACTACCCTGGATAAACACCTGTAATCACACGCATCTATATGTGATGAATAGGTCATTCATCACAATGGGCTTAGGGCCGATAGGTTCAGGCTATCAACATGGCCGGCAGTTCGGGGGCGAAGGGACGGTTGGGAGCGGGCGAGGAGCCAGCCCTCTGCCCTCCATCCACGCCTTCTATCGCTTGCGCCCGAGCCGTGGCGCATCCTTGAGCCCGCAAGCGCAGCAATGGAAGTTGGTATAGGCGAAGTCTCCGAACGTCTCTCCATTCCGCGCTTAACATGCGCACAAAATGTTTCTAACGTTAACTCAATGATTTCAGCTACTTAGGTTTTCGCGTCATAAGTAATTTCAGGCACTTAGGTCACTTTTGTAAGATTGTAGACCTTTGGATTGTTAACGCCACCAATGATATCGCGGGTTTACGCCACCATCAACGCGCGCGCGTGTATTACTAGCAGAGCTTCCGTAGGCCCGTGGGGCCGTCGTGTTGTCTGCGAGCCACAAACGCAAAAAGGGCCCCGCTAAGGGCCCCTTCGCAACGTCCGAGGAATGCTCGGTAGTTCACACGTCAAGCGCCAAACGACCTATCCCACGACTCTCGCAAGAGCTGGACCGTTTCCGTGGCGCCCCAAGGGTTACCCGCCTCCACAACGCGCTCGGCGTCTTGGATGGTGGGAAACCCGGCTTCCATTGCGTCCGCAAGAATATCCTTATCCGGGAAGGCGGCGCGAACTGCGCAAAGCACGCGATACGTCGGAACTCCGTCAATGCCATCAAAGACTTCGTCAAAGTCCCAGCTCTTAGTCTTTGAGCCATCAATCACCGTAACTGTTGATTTCATCGTCGTTGCCTCCTTACAACCAATCATGGATCAGAACGGTACGCCCGTCAAGCGCTTTATTCCATCCCTGCTTCAAGTACGTCAATCAACGTGTCAAAGTCCACCGCAGTAGTTCGCGGCTCCACAACACCACCAAGCGCGCACCGGCCTTTACTTGCAACGCGCAACACGTTTTCCGCGTAGTCCAGCGCGGCATCTTCATCGGCGGCAGCAATGCGACACACAATTACCAGGTTCCCACAATTGACGCGCACGTATGTATTGGTGAGTCTTGCCATGTCATTGTCTCCTTACAAGCAATCATGGATCAGGACGGTACGCGTGTCAAGCGCTCACAACAGCCGGATATTCTCCACACACGTTAGGGCCACCAATCCTGCGATGCGGCTTCCATCCGGTCATGTCAATCCTATGCTAACCGGCACGCGCGAGGTCGCACCCTTCCGGGGTAACAGTGTCGGCAATTGGCTTCGTGCGGCTCTTATCAAACGAACCATCGTCATCCCAGCCTACTACGCGACACGTAATAGTACGGTTCTCGAAGTCGAGCGTGTCAATGTACGTCGTTTCGGACGGGCCCCACTCGGAACAGCCACGCGATTTTTTAGTGATGCTGTATCTGATTTTCGTGATGTTCATTGTCGCGTCTCCGTTTCCAGCGGTCATATCAGTCTCAACATTGATTGCGGCTGAGTCGTTTTGACGCCGCTTGACCACGCGACTGTAGCTAGAGGCCCGTTAACCGATATCACCTCGCCATCATCGGCGTCGGCACCTTCTCCGGCGCACACGCGGTCACCGGGCTCGAATGCGTCATATACATATAGAACCGCATAGCTAGCGCCAGCCGCAATGAGCGCATCAACGTACTCATTCCAGCCCGCGATTACGTCGTCATCCTCGGCCCCATTGAGGCACTCGCGGCGTAGTTGTTCCGGATCAATTCCGTCGGCAAGCCGAGTACTATCCTCGCGCACGATTTGCGCGGGGTCACCAACCTGGGCCAACACATTCACCGCGTTATCGCTCAGCTCAACCGTTTTGCCATATGCCGTCGTGTAAGTAGCCATTGTCGTGTCTCCTGTCTTTGTCTCGGGCAGCCACCGTGCCGCCCTCACACTGAGAGTTGTACCGTGCCACGACGCCAACGTCAAGCCATGTCGTCAACAAAATTGCAAGCGCGCGGAATCAAAGACAAAAGCCCCAGCCACTCACTAAAGGCGGCCGGGGCTTTCGGAGCGATTACCACGCCTAGGGCAAAACTAGGCGTGGTTTTGCTTTACCAGCCACTCTATTGGTTGAAACACCTTGCGCCTACTGCTAGGCTTCACACTTCACCTCCATTGAGGAAAATATCATTCAATGCTTTCGCATTCGACACGCGTCGTAACTCACGTCGTAACTCACGCAAGTGTTGCGCCTTAACGCGCAACATAGCAAGCCTGATACGACGGCAAATATCTCGGTAAACGACGCCGCTCATTTTTCACCCCCTGTACGTATAACAACGATCAGCCTCTCTACATCCTCGTGCGCCCACAAACATCGCCCAGGCCGCGCGGTAGCGCGTGGTCTATCGTCCGAGTAATGCGTTGCGAGGCGCGCCGGCACAATACCGGCCGATTGTGCAAGCCTGCGCACCGTAACAGGCGTTACACCTAAGACGTCTGCAATCTCGCGTGTAGTCCAAAATCGCACCCTACTGGAGCGCCGTTTTCTCGACATTGTCGCCACCCTTGAGCATGAGCCGCACAAACTCAGCCGCGAGTCGCTTCGCACGTCGTTTCGCTATGGCTCGGTCTACCGCATACACTGCAAAAATTGCGCATAACGCGCCTAGGAAACTACCTACAAAAGACCACATGCGTTACCTCCATTGTTGCTGATTCGGACGCGAACCCCTATAAGTAGAAATTCCGGCTCAGTGAGAATTCACTTGAAATTTCTTTGGCCGGATGTTTTTGGCCCAACAGGGGGGGGAGTTTCAGAACGGTACGTTTGCGAACCGCGCCTTCACTCTCTCATGATATGCGCTGCTTTGAGTCGGCGCAACTTGATAAGCCCGGTTTCAAGGACTTTGTTTACTCCGTTCTTGGTGATGCCTTCAAGTCGCGCGATTTCGTCGAAGCCGAGGGGGCCGCCCTGGATTTTCAGCAGCGAGCACTCACCTGTTTTGCCCGTTCTGAAACGGCACGACTCGAATTCACACGCTGCGTCCACGGTGACGGTCTGGCATTCTCCGCCGGTCTCTTTGTATAGATTTGTCTTAAGTGGCTGAATTGCAGGCATGTTGTTTTCTCACCTCATCAACGTACTCATAAGCGCCACCACGGCGGCACGCGAAGCACGCGCCAGCCTGGTGGCCGCACGCAGCGCAGAACCAATATGCCGCACGAAACGGAGGCACGTCGCGGTTGCAATCGGGGCAATGGACGTGCTCGGGTGGCGCGAGGGTGCAGTCTGTGTTTGTCATGCAGCGATCACCTTTTCGATCCGACACGCCAGGCACACTTCGCAATCCGCGCTGTGCTCGCCCATGTGATGGTCGCAGTCGCAATCACACCCATTATCTTCGAGGAGTCGCCGCACGGCAAGCAAGCGATCGGCGGATTCCCGTTGGTCGAAGCCGCTCATTTCAGCTCCTCTTTCGTAAGTCGCTTCAATCAGCACGTCGACGCGATCGGCGTAATACGAGTAAGCCGCGGCTATAGCGCCCCCTTCTTCGGCATCTTCCTGCGCCGCCTCTCGAAATTCGCGGCAAAGTTGGCTCATTCCACGTCGCATACGCTCGTTCTCGGCTTCAAGCTCCATGGCACACATGTTCTCCGTCTCAAGCTTTGCGATACGCTCTCTCCCCGCCTCAGTAGCAGCCAACCACACTACCCACGCGTGCATCTTGGACGGGTAAATGTCGCGTTCATCCGAGCGCCACCAGGCGTTGAAGCGGTCTGATTCTGTTTGGCTCATGTCGCATCCCTCGGTCCGTCATCCCACTTGCCCAGCGCCACCCAGCATCGGCGCATGGAGTCGATAAGGAATCTTCGAGTCTCCCACAGCGGCGCATAGTCGAGCCGCTTTCTCCAGACTTCGTGGAAGTCGACTACAGCTCGATCAAGCGAGCCCTGAAGCTCCGCCACGCGCGCATTGAGCCCGTCGATGGTGCCCTTGAAATTAGCGTTCTCTATTTCAAGCCTTCCGCGCGTTACCAGGTTAGACGCACTGGCTTCGACTTCGCGCGCCATCTCTGCACGAAGGCCGTCGTTGTCGACTGTAAGCTCAATCACGCGCGCCTCAAGCTCGGCCACGCGGTCACGCAGCCGATACGCCTCGGCCTCGAAGTTGGGCTCTGCTCTCATGTCGTCGGTCGTGTCGCTCATTGTCCGATCCTCCGAAAGTCAACGATCCAAACGTAGGGGTTTGCGTCCCACGAGCCGTGGCCGTTGATAGAGCGCCAAAGCCCCTCGAACTCCTCGACACCACTCACGCCCTCGGCACGCGCATCCACGTCCGTGATTTCTTGCAATCGCTCAACGCGTACGCCGGTGATTCCCAGCGTGATGCGGGAGGCCTCGCGTGGCATGTGGATGCTTGGCTTCCACCCGTGGGCGACGCATGCGTAATTTAGCGGACGGCAGTCAAGGTCGTCGCGGTCGCCGCCGTCGTCAGGGGAGCCGCTCGGAAGCCTAAGCCATCCGCCAGCGCGATAGCTGATAAAGCCGCCAGCGCAGTGCGGGCACCGGTGGAACGTCTCTCGCACCCAAAGCCGATCGCCGACCTCCCCATATTGACACGGCATCAATGGTGATGCTTGGTCGCCATGCGACCACGTTGTGTCGTACGGCCATGGCGTGCCGTCGTCGCGCTCGTCCATCACCCAGGGCGGTCGCAGCTTGATCACCCGCCTTGTCTGCGTCTTTCGCCCCTCGAGAATCGCGCGGACCATGGGCGCGCTGAATAGAATCGGGCGCTCTTTGATTCTCATGGCGTCTCCTTCGGTCCGTCGCCCCACTTGCCAAGCGCCACCCAGCATCGGCGCATAGATTCGACGAGGAATTGTCGAGTCTCCCACAGCGACGTCATGTCGAGCAATTTTACCCTGGCCTCATGGAATTCGCCTGCCGCTCGTTCAATCGCGCCTTCAAGCTCCGCCACGCGAGCCTCAGCCGCCTTGGCTCGCCAGACCTGTCCGCGCCACGCTTGCGTGATGACCGTTAATGCGTCCTCGCCACGAGAGCAAGTCGGGCATAGAATGGGCCCGGCGCCACTCCATCCCACGAGGCGCTTGCCGTGGCAATATTCACATGCTGTGTCGGTCATGTCATCTCCCCCGCAAATCCAAGCACGGCGCGCCTCAGCTCCTCGACTGGCCTCCCATCACGCAATGCCGACGCGTACTCACGTGCGGCCCACACGAGCTGAGCTACGTTAGGATGATTGGCGAGCGCATCGACTTCGGCACACAGGCGCAGGCGAGTGTCTTCGCGCAGTCGCTCGCGCTGAAGCTCGATTACGGCGGCGTCAAGCGCAACATCGCAGTCAGCTGCCTTGGTTGCCAGCGCCTCTATGACCCCTCCATCGCGACCGCCGTAGATGAATGCATTCAACTTGGCATACGCAATCTTGTCCTTCCTCAGCACCTCTGCCCATTGCGCGTGCAATTCTTTTTCACGTTCGGTCATGTTTCTGCCTCCGGCATTGACGTGATTACCATCGCATCGGCTAGCACCCATACGGCCTCACCGTTCAACCCTTCGCCGTCGCCAAGTGTCTCAAAAATCACAGCGTTCTTGCGCCCGCCGCCAATCACGTCGATTTGATGAATCTTCAGCGCTACAAGACATTCACTGTAGTTGAAAAGCTGGCCTACTTTTAGTTTGTCGAAACTCACCATTGTTGTGCTCATATCAACCTTGCCCCTTGGTTTCACTTTGTAACCAACTGTTCCATCAACGCGCGCAAGTCCTCAATGTCGGACTCGCTGATGTTGTTCGCACGCGCTAGCTCCTCGCCTTGTTCCAGCCACGCGCGCGGCGTTAGTGTCGTGCAGCCGATTTTCACCGCACCCCCTGGCTTTAGCGATGGAGCGAATCGGCTGCCGTAGCCGCTGCCGTCGCCGCTGCCGCATCCGTCGCCGCTGCCGTTGTAGCCGTCGCCGCTGCCGTCGCCGCTGCCGTTGTAGCCGTCGCCGCTGCCGCTGCCGCTGCCGTAGTAGCCGTCGCCGCTGCCGCATCCGTCGCCGCTGCCGTTGTAGCCGTCGCCGCTGCCGTCGCCGCTGCCGTTGTAGCCGTCGCCGCTGCCGCTGCCGCTGCCGTTGTAGCCGTCGCCGCTGCCGCTGCCGCTGCCGTAGTAGCCGTCGCCGCTGCCGCTGCCGTAGCCGCTGCCGCTACCAATGCCGCTACCAATGCCGTAGCCGCTGCCGTAGCCGTAGCCTAAGTTCACGTCCTCGCCCTCCATTCCTCGAACGATTGCAAGTTTTTCAGCGCTGCATCGCTCAGCGGCAAGATCTCGCACACGTCGGTGTATCGCAAGCGCTTTGGCCTCACGGTCACCGACACGTGTCCGCTCTTGATTCCGTAGACGCTCACCTCGCTCAACTCGGTCGCCCCCTCCCAGCTCCAAATTCGACGGCACTCGTCGAGAACAACCCACCCAGAAGACGCCCCGTCGTTTACCAGAATCCCAAAGTGCACCCCCTGGTCACGTCCACGCGTCAACACCCACTCGGGGCCCTTGGTCTTTGTCCTCGTAGCCTTTGCCTTCGTCGCTGTCTTCTTCACTGTCTTCGTCATGTCATCTCCTTAAGACCAAACGTACCGTAACAACCCGGTACGTGTCAATGTGTTTTTTTACGCCGCACGTTCCGCGTCTTCATACCGCGTCATCGGCCCGTTCCACCACACGCTAACAACCCCCGTCCTTCCGCCGCGGTTCTTCGCTACAATCAACTGAGCCTGGCCGCATCCCTCGTTATCTTCGCTGGACTGGTCGCGATGCGGAAATACGATAACGTCTGCGTCTGCCTCAATTTGGCCAGACTCGCGCAGGTCCGACATGTTGGGTAACCTCCCCTCCTGCTCGCTCCTTCGGCTCAACTGGGCCACCATTACGCTCGTCGCCCCCAACTCCTTAGCCAAGAGCTTCCCGGCCTTTGACACGCCAGCCACTTCTTGCTCACGCGTCGAGGAACGGCTTCCAACGACGAGACCAAGGTAATCCGTAACAAATACAGCATGTTGGCCATGTTTCACATGTTTCGAATGCCAACTGCGCACCGCAGCCTGGTACTTGTCCAGGTTCATCGAGCGGTCACACACGTAAAGCGGGATTCCAGCCACTTTGGACGCAGCTGAACTGATTCTCTGCCAGTCTCCCAGCCCCAAATCTCCTTTACCCATCGCGGTTGCGGGCACGTTGGCGAACCCTGACAGCAGCCGCTCTACCTGCTCTTGCACGGTCATTTCCAGACTCAGCAGCAGACATGGCGCCTTCTGCACCAGCGCCATGTGCGTGATGACCTGCAACGCGTAAGCCGATTTGCCGCCGCCCGGACGAGCCGCGACGACGACCTGCTGCCCAGGCCGGTAACCGCCGATTGCGTCATCGTAGGCACATATGCCAGTACGCAAGCCAGCGACCACGCCGCCCTCGACTCGCATACGTGCTCGTTCCTCGATAGCCTCCAGGGCCGTATGGAGCGCCTCCGAAAGCGCCACTGGCTCAGCCTGCCCAGGCGTCTCGATTCCCAGTACAGCGGCACGATGCTCGCCCAGGATGCGCTCAGGGTCGGAACCGGGAGTTTGCAGCTCCTGGGACGCTTGAGAGCAAAATAAAGCCAGACGCCTTGCAAGCGCCGTTTTCCTCACGATAGCTCCGAGAGCCCGCGGAGACTCGAAACTCGCGTCCTGGGCCCAGCCAAGAAGCGTGGCGATGCTTTGCGGGTCTGTCGTGTGACCGCCAAGTACCTCACGCAGCGAAATTGGGGTCACGTCACACCCCCGCCTACGCAGTTCGCCAATCGACGCCCAGGCCGCTCTGGCCAACGGGAGCTCAAACTCCTCGGCGCCGACCGCTGCTTCATCCTGGGCCTGGGGGCGAACGAACGCCAGGCCGACGAGAGCACGTTCAGCTGGCGGGTTCGACACGGGCGTAACGCGGTCAGACATTGCCCGGCTCCCACTTGCCAGGAACGAACGACTTGCGCGGCTCCGGGTTCAGCAACCGCAACGGAGGGGGCGTCGGCCTGTTTGCCTGCTGCGGCTTCTGGGCGGGTGGGGGATTCTCCCAGCGGCGGTTTTGAATCCACCGATGCGCCCCGGGGAAGTACGCTTCCTCGGTGTTGGCTACCCATGCCGGCAGAGCCGAAAGAATCGCCTTGAGCGTCTCAGGGTCCTCGCAGCCCTGCTTCTTCCAGGCCGTGGCGAAGGCTGACTTGCCGGACCTGGAACGGCTCAAAGCCGGGAGGGAATTCCAGACGCGTTCAGCGTCGGGGGAGAGCGAGGGCAATTTGCGCTTTCGTGGTTTCGAGGATTCGCCAGAATCCGACATATCTTGATCCAGATCCAGATCCAGATCCAGATCCAGATCCAGATCAGGCGCGAGGGTCTCGCGAGGGTCTCGCGAGGGTCTCGCGAGGGTTTCTGTAACTACTTGATTTTGTTCAGTTTCGGGCGCAGGGATTCGTGGTTTACTGGGCTTGTCCACTTTTTGGTGCTTTCCCCAGTTGCGAATCTCGAAATACGACTGCCCCCTTACCTCGTAAATGGATACGAAGCGTGTTTCGACAAGCTCGCGAAGGGCTCGCGAGGCTTTCGCGAATGTCTCGCGAGGGTTGTTCTGGTCGCGCTCCATTTCATAGCGCCACACGTTGGTTGCGATGAAGGCGACTGATGCCCTTCCCCTGCCGTAGTCGTCTGCCATGAGAATCAGCCCTATAGACAGAACGCGAGCCGCATCTGATGTCCCTGCCAGCACTTCATCTTCCAGCCACTCCGGTTTCACTGAGCGAATCCTCCCCATCATGACAACGACTCCTCGACGCGGCGAATAAATCTCCTGTAAGAGTTGGTCCTCTTGGCCACGTCGACCATGTGGCCTATGTCGGCACCATTGGCGACTAGATTATCCAAGTGCTCAATGACTAGGTATGGCTCTGGTATTCTTGGGCAGCGATTCCTCAAAATGCCGCGTATGTAGTACAGCTTCCGCGCGGTATCGTCGCCCTCGCTCTTCTCAATTACGCAGGCGTACCTGCCAACGCATTCAAAGAATTCGGTAAGGCTTTCTTCTGTCGCTGCGCCATCCTTGTCCCTTTTGATCTTGACGCTCGCCTCCTCTATGGCCTGAAGCAAAGTTCCAGTCTCAAATCTCTTTGCCCATTCACGCACGGTCCCTACGCCGCTTTCGCTGACCTTGCATGACGGGGCAAGGTGTCCGTTGATGTTGCTTACGATCGCTTTAACCTTGTCGTTCTCAAGCTCAAGCAGGCCATTTCGCCAGTCAATCATCATTTCAAGCTGGGCCCGCCGCTCGTTCAATTCTTCCAGCTGCGCCCTTTGCCGTGACAGCACTGAATTGTCATCGAGTTCGCGTGCCCCCTTTCCAAGGTTGCACTCGGAACAAGACGTAATCAGGTTCAATAGGTCATTGTCGCCCTTCTTCGCAACCGGCTTTATGTGGTCAACATGAAGCGTCACCTCAGGTGACTTTCCCCCACAGTATTGGCACGTAAACGAGTCGCGCTTGAACACCTCAAACCTGAGCTTCCCGCCAATCGGCTTCCTTTCACTCACTACGCTCTCGTAACGCCCCTTGCTCACTCGCATGACTACTCCTCCTCCGTGAGCTTCTCGCACCATTCCAGGTGTGGCACGAGCGCCACAATCGAGCCGTTGACCATCACTGCCCAATGCGGTTCGTCTACCCGCTTCGATGCGAATCCGCCCAAACAGGGCATGGTCACATAGTCACCTGCGTGCACGTATCTCACTGACACGATTTGGTCATCGTCGTGAGCTTTCTTCGTCTGCTCGTTTCCACGGTCTCGGGATTTCGATTGGCTCATTTCGGTCATCTCCGTCAAGTCTCCCCCATGGGTCCGGCTCACTTGAGCGCATTGTTACGCGGTAGGTCTTACCGTCCGAACCCGTTACGTACTGTCCGATCAGTTTGTCGCCCTTCGCCGCCTTGCCAGCCCGTTCGTTGGCCTGGTCCGGCGGCTCGAAGCGCTCGTCAAATAGCGAGACTGTCAACTCGCTTTACCGCCATGGCTTCGTCGGCAATGCGCTTGGCGATTGCTTCGAGCTTAGGGTCATGAGCGCACTTGTAAACGAACGCTCTTGGGCGCGGTAGGTTCATCGTCTCCCCGGCGTCGTGCGGCGTTATCCCGTACACCAGGCAAATGGCGCGTACCGCTACCGCCCTTGCGTTCGTAACCTTTGCGGTAGAACGCTGGAAGCCCTCATAGGCCATTGCCTGCTCTGACACTCCGAATTCCTCGCACGCCGCCCTGATTATGTTTTCTATGCCGCCAGCCAGCACAATGGCGTTGCGCTTGGCGACGCTGGCCCCCCACAACTGGGAGGAAATGTCATCGACCACTCGCATAAGGTCCGGTGTACATCCGACCCTCGCAACGTGGTCCATTGCGTTCTTGTAGCACTTGTACCCAAGTCTCCGCGCCGCGCTCGCAAGGTTCCCGTTGTCGTGTCTACGCATGAGGTAGAGCGCAACGGCCCGAGCTTGCACAATCGTGCGTACCTTCCTCGGCGAGCGGAGCAGCTTTCGCGGCAAGTTGAACGCCTCGCATACCGCCTTCTCGATAAGCGCCGGTCTGTGGTCGAGCGACAATGCGCTATCGATCGCACCGTCTATCCCAAGGCCAGCGAGTAAGCCGTCTGCCACAGACGACAACACATGCTCCGAGACTAATTCGGCGCGCATTGACGGGCCTCCCTGAGTGCGTTCTTGACCATGCTCCTCCCAAGCTCTTCCAGGGCCTCCGAGCAAAGCGCCATTTCGGACATGAGCTCGTCTCGGAACTTAGGCATGTCGCCTTCATCCACCGCTGTGACCGCGTCTGCCAGCGCGCCACAAAGAGCATCCACGTTCTCGTAATTGCGCAAGACCGCCTGCCGCTGCAAATCCTTGCGAATACGCACTGCAATCGATACGAACAGCGCAGACTTAGACGTCATGACTCACCTCCCCATGACATGTACAGGTAACAGCCGCTCGTGTTGATGCCTGTCGACGCCGAGAATCCGCGGCGCGTCAGTTCCTTTGCGATGATTTTGTATAGGCCCATGTCGCCCTCTGGGAAGCCCATCGAGACGCTAGAGCGGCCCGTAGAAGCGTTTGACATGGCAACGTTTAGCGCGTCATGTAGCAGGGCCGAGGCGTTCTTTTCGGCATTGTCGTTCGTCACTTTCCTGACCTTCTCCACGTCAACGTCTTGTCTAACGTTTTTCAGCGCATCCATGGGTTTACCTCGCTGTTGTATTGTTCGAGTACGGTACGGAGAAACTCCGACGCCATTGCTTGTTCGCCTTCTCCCCACACGAGTTCGCCGTCCACCAACACGTCCGCTACTGACACGACAATCGTAGGAATCTTAAGGACGCCCGCTTCGTTGCGTTCGTCGACGCACCCCGTTGAGTGGTCATTGGCTGAAAACAGCGCGTCGCATGTGCGCATCTCGTCAAGCGTAAACGCATACCATTCCTGTGGCGAAAGCGTGCCCTCGATGCCGCGTCCCATGAGATGTGGAACGACTGCCCAGCCTAGCCCAGTCTCATTGATCCATGCCCCCATCGCAACAGCCCTTTTGATATTCGCCTCAACCTCGTACCAACTTGAGCCCGAATACCTCGCGCAAACGTAAATCCTCGGTTTCATTGACCTTCTTCTTCTGCCAGTTCCCCGGCTGCTATTAGAACATCGTATGGCTCGGTGCTGTCGATGTTGCACCTTGCCCAAATTGCTCGTATGTAATGCATTGCGTCCGCAGTTGGCCTGCATGTTTCCGCCAGCGCCTGCTCTTCTGTTAGTGCCCTCCATGACCCTTCTCGAATGTACGACGCCGCTTCGAAAAGCTGCGTACTTACCCTAGAATCCCAGCTGCCCATGCGTAGTCATCCCTGTACTCGTCCGCCCTAGGGTCGCCCGTAAGAGCGGCTTTAATCCAGCGCGCTTTCAGTCGATAGACGGCGCTCTGTACCTCGGGCTCAAAGCGTGTAGATTCGGTTTCGTCTTCCTCGTTTTGTACCGTTGTCATACGCCAAACGTTACCCCGCTATGAACGGAATGGCAATAGCGATTCCGTCATTAGTGACGATTTCCCGTCACCGAAAAAAGGAAAAGCCCCGACGCTTGCGGGGCTCTTCGTGCGGACGCGGTGCTTATGCCGGCGTCATCTTCTCAACCTTTCCGCTTGTTTCAGTAAGTGTTTCCGCGTTCCCCTGACGTATTTGCGGGCCATGCCAACATCGGCCCAGCCCATCGCTTGGCACAGCTCAAACTCACCGTAACCCTTTTCCAGTGCGAGCCTAGTAGCCAGTGTGTGCCGCATCGAATACAGAAGCGGCGGTGTTCCGTCGTCGTTGTTGGCCAACCCAGAAGCCTCGGCGCACTTCCGCCAACCCTGTTCGAGCGACGACAGCGACGCGTGCTTGCCAGGGTCGCGCGGTGACTCAAGTAGGAACATGCTGCCGCGGCTTGGCACCTGGGCGAGCGCCGCGACGGCTTCTGGCTGTAGAACGCAATCCCTGGCCGTCCCGGTCTTCGCAACGTCATCGGGCACATGGAGCACGCCAAACGCGTCCAGGTCTCGCTTGCGAGAGCGCAGGAGCTCTATCGGCCGAATCCCGGTCCAGCGCATGACGGACACGACGGCGAAGGTCCTGACGTCCCCCAAGAGCTTGGCCACGCGCAGGACACCGTCAATCTCAGCATCCGTGTAGACCCTGTCCCTGGTCCCTTGGCGCGCTCCACTTTCCCATCCTGCGAGTGGCGAGTATGGCAGCTTGCGGCGTCTCACGGCCCATGTCAGCGCGGTACCGAGCGCGGTGATTTCCTGCGCCGCCGTGCCGCGAGACACGCCTTCGTCCTCGCGCTTGTCGAGGTATTCGTCTGCCACGTCGTGGCTGACTTGAATCGCCTGCACGTCTCCAAGGTGACGCACGACTGAGCGCAATCGAGACGCCACGGCTCGCATCGAGCTGTCACGGACGCGGCCATGCTTGTGCGCGAGGTAGTCCGCCACGAGCTTAGACGCCGAAAACGACGAACCCTCCACGTTTCCGAGGAGGGCCGCCACTTGGGTTAGTATCTCCTGCGTGTTCATCGCAGAAGAGAACGTATCAAATCGGTACGTTATGCGCAATTAAAAAGGGTTGTCTTCGTCCGGAGGCGGCACCGTTCCAGCGAACGGTGTTTTCGGCTTGTCTTTGGGCTCGGCCTCCTCAAAATACAGCGTGTAGTCCGGGCTCTTCGGGCCGCGTTTTTCTTTCTCTTTGAACGCTACGATTCGCAGGCCTCCAAGGTTCCCGCTCAGTACCCCGTTTCCCTCCCATAGCCCGCCGACTCTCACCCGATTGCGTTTCTTTTTTTCTTCCACGTTGCTGTCCTCCTTCTTCGGTAAATGACCCTTAACCAAATCCCATAACGACGTCACGGCAGCTTAGATGCGGCATCTTTCAGCGCCGCGATATCCGCCTCCAAGATGTCCTTCGGAGCGCGAATCTTGCGGCCGAGTATTTCGCTTACCCACGTCAGCCGTGCCCCGGACTCGGAAATACCTTTAGAATCAAGCACTTGCAAGAGCTCTTGCAGGCTCGCCACGGAAGCCGAGGCCAGCTTCTTCTCTTCCGGCGGGAGCGGCTTCACCACGAACAATTTGCGCTTTCCCCTGGTCGCTGTGAGGGCAATTTTGACGTCCGCCGGAACGTCTGCGTGAGACACGCGAATCCCGCCGGTTTCCATTGGACCGAACGTGACGGAGTTGTCGCGGTACAGAGTGACGCGCTTGCCGACGTATTCGCTTCCCTTGGGCCCCCAAAGCGCGATGAGCACGCGGCGCATGGAAAGACACGGCTTCCACGGTCGTCCGTCGTCGCCCTCGTAATAGACCGATACGGGCTGCTCCGGCGTTTTGTTCACGCTGACGCTCGTAATGCGAATCGTGCGCGGGCCGGCAATTAGGTCATCCGCGTTCAGTTGGTCGCTCTTAGGTGTCACTGTCCAAGTCAAGTCAGCGTCGTCACTCATTCTGTAATCTCCATTGCGATTCGTTCGGTGTTCATCCAGTCACAATGTGCAACGACGCTGTTGAACGCGTCGCGCATCCTGGCCAGTTCGTCTTCTGCCGCATACACAGCTTCGATGATTTTCTTATGCAAGCCTTCGTCGGGCCTCACTCGAATGACGGCAAGTGGAAGTCCGCCGCAGTATGATACGTAATCCCACCACTCGCGGCCGGTCACCAGGAGGCACATTTGCACCTGTAGGATGTGCTCGTCAGGAACGTTGTAGTTTGACAAAATCGTGGCGATTTGGTGCTTTGGACGCCGCGACTTGATTTCGATTCCGCCGTCGTCGCCAACGAAGCCGTCCGGTGAGCAACCAATGATGACACCGCCCTCCGTCAGCTCACGCGTGACAAAGCCCACTTCTTGGACGTGGCCATATTTCTCCGCATACAGAGCCCTCGCAATTGGCTCCTCCTCTACCCCGCGGGCCATGTCAGGAGTCTGGAAAATAGCGTCAACGTGACCCGTGAGGCGCTGGGCGAGTAGGTCGTGCAACCGTGCCCTGGACGTTGCGTTGTTAGCGACCTTGCCAGACGGGGTCAGCAGGTCGCCGACAATTGAACCTGTGATAACCCCGCATCGAGCCTGTAGCCACTCGGGCGTGCCCTGTTCTAAGTCCTCGTAAACAGTGACTTTTCCGTGCATCGTCTCCACTCCTATCGTTCGGCGCTAACGGTGCGTATTTGCCCATTTATGCGCACATACACAAAAATAATGCGTTTCACCCCGATACGGTACGACGTTACCGCGTTGGAGTCAAGTGCCTACTCCACTATGCCCAAATCTCGCAAGGCATCTTGCAGCGTAACCCAACGATACAGAGGCCCTCCGTGCTTCGGCCAGTTTGCGAAAAACTCAACCTGCCCCTCTGTAAATGGGCTTTTTTCCGTGGCTTTTACGTCCGCTAGGTACGTTTGGCCACGCCAGCCGACGAGTAGGTCAACCGGGCGGCCGATTATCTCAATCCGCACGCCACGCTTGCGCAACTCGTCGACCAGCGCGGCTTGATTGCCGTCGGCGCGGTGGTAGAGCCTCCGACCTCTCATGCTTTGGCTGCTGGTCGCCAGGGGGTCATGTTGAGCGCAGCGGCTTGTGACGCTCGTACGAGAATACAAGCCGGGCAAGTGTCCAAGTCGCGCCTGTCTGGGATGTTGATAATGGCGCCACAGTCGAGGCACTCCCAGCGCTCTACGTCTGAGCCGCCGCGAAACACGAACCCAGGCAACTTACGACGTTTTCGTTCGTGCACGGTACGCCTCCAAGACAGCAATAGCCATGTACTCAGCGCGAATCTCCGAATGGCGGCGCTTAAGTTTGCTTTCCAACGCGTGAGTAGATTCATGCGCAACAGTTGATACAAGGTGCTCCTTCCAGTTGCGCAGCGTGTACTGCGGCGCGGTCTTAAGGCCCGGGTATCTGTAGGTGTACGGAAATGACTGGTCTCTGCCGAGCTGAATCAAGACGATTGACTTATCTTCGCCGTCCAGGTGGAATCCGTGGGCCTCGGTCATGTCACATACCAACACGGTCCCGAGCAGATGTGACGCACCGGAATAGTCTGCCGTCCATCGCACTAACCTGTTGACTTCCTTGGTGTTTTTGTGCGAGCTATTCACGACTTTCATCGAACTTCCCCGCTAGCTCGTGATGTAGTAGAATCAGACAGTTTGCAATCGCATGCCCAAGATGCGATGCCCCGCTAACTGGGTCCTTTAGCTCGCCACCTGACCAGGCCACGATGTGCCGCTGCAACGCGCTTAGGTAGGCGTCACGCGTTTCGTCGCTGTAGTTTTTCCACGTGCCAGGGCCGTATTTGCGGGCTCCGTCTTCCATTGCAATGACGGCCTGCTCAAGTTCGCGCCACGGCATTAGAGACCACTTGCGCTTACCGCTAAGGTCTTTTTTGTCGTCGCTCATCGGACCATTCCAGGCTTGTAAAGGCGCTCCCCGGCTTTTGCCCAGGTTCCATTCTTCTTGATAGCCCAGATAAGGCCCTTTGATACGCCGGTTGCTGATTTAATCTGAGAGTATGTGTGTCCGGCGTTTAACATGCCGACAACCTTGAGAGCGACGTCTTCGCCATATTTATAACCATGTGTACCGGCGCCAATTCGGTGCGACCAATTCTCCTTGGCATCTCCAAGCTTCAAGTGCTCAGGATTCACGCATTTGCCGTTGTTACACAGGTGCATAACTTGCATGGTTGCGTTGTTTCCGCCTGGCTTAACACCGTTTGCGATAGCGTATGAAACACAATGTGCCTTCTTGTCCTTCCCGCCGAACTTGAAGCGGCCGTAGCTGTGACGGAAAAGTCCCCCTGTCCACTCCCAACATCCGTCCGACTTGACAACCTTCGACCAAAACCTGTTGATATCACTCTCGGAGAGATCCGAAGCCTTTATTTCATGAGCCAGATTCATTGCATACCCCCTTCTTACGAAGCCTTCCACAAGAAGCGCGCTATCTCGCCTTGCTCAGGGTGAATCTGTATCTTCGTCATAGCCCGCGTTGAGCGGTGGCGACTTCCCGCCGCATAGGCATCCGGCGCCGCAATGGTGGGGAAAATCTCAATCGAGCACCCTTCGTCAACGGCTTCCAGGTCGTCGCGCAACACGCGAACCTTTGAGCGCTTAGAATGATGGAAATGGCCACTGAAAACGTATTTCCATCGGCATCGTCCCCAGTCCTCGTAATAGTCATACGCCATCACAGTAGGCGCGTCCGTTGGCTTCATCGTGTGGCCATGGATGAAAGCGAATAGGTTGGAGCCGTAGACATGCTTTATCATCGCCGGCGCATTGTGTTTCACGTCGACCCGCGGCTCGTTTTCGTACCGCAGGCGAAAGGCCATATTAAGATATTGCGCCGCGTCTGGATCATGGTTCCCAGCCAACATGACAAGCGTCACGTGCCCGTGAACTTGCAAGGCGCGCTGGACCATGTAATCGGCCATCTTGATAAATTCCCAGCCCGTCTTTCCAACACGGCTGTCCACGTCCAGGGAGTGCTTGGAACGCGGCGTCTGCGCGGTCATGTCGTTGGCGTGCAGGTTGTCGCCCATCAAGGCGACTAGGGCGTTAGACGTTTTGTCTCCCTTGCTGAGTAAGTAATCGAACGCCTCTCGGTGCCTCTGGACGCCTATCTCAGTGGTCCAATTGTGCCCGGTTTCCCGGTGCCACGAAAGCATGCCAATGTGCTGATCACCAATACCATATATGGATAGCCCCTCAACTTCGCCATCGGCGCAGCGAGGCATCGGGTTCATCTTCAGTATCTCAAGCTCACCGAACGCTTCGGCTATTGCGGCCGGGTCCACAATTGGGCGGCGTTCCATCTTGACCCACTCGGGCTTCCCAAACCCGTTGGGGACCATGGTGCTCACGGCGCGCGCCCGAAACCCGTCATAGGTCGGTACCTCGCCAGCCAGCCGCATGAGCCTATTTCGCAGAGTCGAGCGCGGGATGTTCAGCTCCTTTGCGGCATTTCGCACGGAGCCAAACTTTTCTACCGCTTCTCGTAGGTCAGAAAACGATGATTCGTCCAAACGTCACTCCTTGTTATGTGTCGATGCGTAAAACGCGAAACCGACGAGCAGAACAAGGAACGCAACGAAACGAACAAGGGCCCAAAACGCCAGCTTCACCAGCGCACCGACACCGACACCCCGCCGGCCCCCACGGAATTGACCCATACGCCAGCCGAGACTGGACCAACAATCCTACGCTCAACCGATGCGCCTACGACGACGTTGCCAAAAATAGGCACAGCAGGTTCAACGATTGCCATTCCGCCAAGCGCCGTAACGGTCCAATCCGGTACGGTCGGGACAAGTTTCGTTACGGTGCGTTCCTGTACCGCCACACTGTCACTGTAGCGCACCTTATCCGCGCGCGCAACGGTAGAATCGAACTGTGGGCCGGTTGACGTTTCTTCCGTCGTGTCCGTGGTCGTGCCGTCGGGTAAGCGGTGAACTATTCGAATTTTTCTAACAGCTGGTCCCACTGTACGAATCGTGACGACCTCCGGCTTTACTGCCTCGGCCTTGGTTTCAGCCGCCACGTCAACATAACGCTCCTTGACAACGGTTCTTGTCTTTTCTGGGGCCGCGAACCGCCCTAGAACGAGCCCAAGAACTAGACACGCCGCACACGCTATGTAACCGCGGGTTCCCATTTGTCCACGTCCAGATAACAGTAAATATCTTTGACTTTGCGGGCCCTAATGTAAACTCCGTCTCCCTCACGAGAGCCCGCGGCGTTCGTGTTGCCTTCCACGGTTTCAAGTGTACCGTTAGGCAGAGCCTGAATGACGAAGCCGATATGCCCGGGGCGATGCTTTGAGCCGTCCGGATTTTCCCTGACGCCGTAGTCCAGTACGAACGCGTATCCGGGCTGCGGCCTTTCGCGCTTGAGCCGAGCGTTTCGGCGCAGCATGTCGAATACACCTGCGCTCAGTTCAATCGGTAGCGTCGGTGGTCCTACGCGACCGCTGGCGATTTGATTATGGTTTGCCGCCTGCGCAACGCACCACGATACGAACGCCGCGCACCACGGGTAGGAGCCTTTTGTCGGGTCGAGGCCAACGGCGCGGATGTATTCGTCAACCTCAGGCCCGCGATTGCGGCCGCCCTGTTCTCGAACGCCGACTTGCGTTAGGGCTACGTCAACGGCTCGCATTCTGACGCTCCTTGACGATTTTGTTTCTGTCAACGACTCCGATGGTCTCTGTTTGCATCTCCGGGCCCTTGGGCTTGACACCACGTCCAGTTACGCTAACGTTCAAAGGAATGATATCCGCAACACAAGCCACTGCGCTGTCTGGGCCTATTATGTCAAAAACCGACGCCTTGCTGCATCGCTGTGATAGCGAGATCCGACTGGCGGCTTCGCAGAAAAAGAGATCTGTCACGATTAATATCCCGTTCGGGTTTGGTGGCGTCGTCGAATCCGTGACACAAGCCTTGGAATCAGAAGGATTCGCCACGTCCCTTCATTACGTCAAGAGCTACGACCTGCCCGATTTCATCCGAATCAACTGGCCAGCTCTAGATCAGGGTTAGTCCGCATGGGGTCGGCTCGGCTGTCAACGGCTCGCATTGACTGTCTCTCTAAGAGCCGCAACATCGCGGGACAAGTCCTTAAGGGTCTCTTTTACCGCTGCGTGATGCGTAGACGACTGAGCCTGCCCGTCGCCTAGCTGTTTCATAACGGTAATTTGAATATCCATAAACGTTTGCAGCTTGTCTAGGTGAGCGAAAAAGCGATCGAAAAGCCGCTTGAACACCCACACGAACAGCCCGAGAAAGGTTGCGGCGAATCCGCCGATTGCCCCGTATTGCCACCAGTTCTGGTCCATGGTTGGGCTCCTTAGCGAGGCTCAAAGATTAGATCGGCGCGAACGCGAATAGTCGCCATTGTCGCGTTGAACGGATCTTTTATGACCACGGATGTGATTTCTGTAGACGTGTCTGCAAATCTCCCTGACGCTGACTGTATTGCAAGCTGAGCAGATGCTGACGACGTGACTCCGTTTGACCAGAAAAACCTATTTCCCGCCGATGTTTGCAGGTCGATCCAAAATTCAAAATCGTGTTCTACTCGCGACGCTCCAGCGTTCACCATGAGAGCGAGAGCGGAAATCGCCTGCGCTGTTCCGTCTCCAATGTGCCTACTCGTGCAATTTGTGTCCGCTCCGTTTGGCCTGGCATACAGGAACGTGATCGCTTCTGACGCAAAGGTAACCTTTCCGCGAGCATGAAGGCGCGTCGCTCTTGTTTCCGATGGAATCACAATGGACGCGGTGGTAACGGATGAAGAGTTTATGGCTAGGCCTGATCCTGCGGTAGTTATCGGTATCGAAGTGACAGGGCCGACGGGGATAGCTGCGTATGACATTTTATAGAACCCTTTCTATTACAATAAGGAAGCTTACCGAACCGGCGGATAGGCCGGAAAGATTGCCGGAGCTAGAGGCAAGGCGAGCGTATATACTTGTCTTCCCCGTCCTTGACGGGATGAATCCGCCTTGCACTGCAGTGGTTAGCGAAGCGCCGAGGTGTGATGCCGACGAGCCAACGTCTATGGCTGCCGTCTTTACGTCAGTATCAAGCAGGAGATCGTCAGATCCGCTGGACGTGCCAAGCCTAAGTACGAGTGTTCCAGCTGGACCAGCGAACGCAGCAGTTACCCTTGCTTCGCAGTGTACGATTTTATCCCCCGGCCACAGGTTGCAGATTTCGTAATCTGCCGTGAGCGCCGCCGCCTGGAATTTTTGATAACCGACCGTCACTACCGTTGTTCCCTTGGCGTTAAACCCAGCCTTGTTGCAGGCAAAGTTTGCATCGAACGCGCGCGGGAATCCCGGTTGTAACATCGTGAGACTTTCGATATAGTTCCTTGCGGGTCT